CAAGGCGGATTATTCAAACGGGAATGGTTCCCAGTCATAGAACAAGCACCCACACAAATAACAAGACGTGTGAGGGCATGGGATTTAGCAGCCACTATACCAAAGCCTGGTACAGACCCAGATTACACCGTAGGGGTACTGTTAGGCATTGACCAGGATAACACAGTTTACGTATTGGATGTTAAACGTGTACGGGAATCACCACTCAATGTTGAACGATTAATACTACAAACCGCCCTCTTAGACGATAAACAGACGATGATAAGGATGGAACAAGAAGGCGGAGCCACAGGTAAAATCGTTATAGACGATTATCAGCGTAAGCTAATCGGATACAACTTCAAAGGCGAACCAGCACGACGGGATAAAAGGGAACGAGCCAAACCCGTATCATCCTATGCGGAGGCTGGTAATATACACATCCTAAACAGGCCCTGGACTAAGGACTTACTTGATGAATTGGAAGCATTCCAAACCGAAGGAATACACGACGACCAAGTAGACAGTCTAAGCCTTGCATTTGAAAATATCACCATTAACCCTCGGCGTAGAATCCGAGCAAAAAGTTTGAGGAGAAAATGAACATGAGCAGACCGTTCTGTTACGTAACCGACAACAATAAGATAATAAGACCCGGAGTCCTGGATCAATACTCCACTAAATCGCAGGACGGAATGAGTAAACAAGCACCACCAGACTTATTCACAAATGCTTATAGTGAATATGGATTGATCGAACCACCCTACACCCCCACATATTTAACTAATCTCAGTAGTTTGAACACGTACCATGCACGGTGTGTTAAGACCAAAGCATTAGATGTAGGGGGTAACGGTTACACTCTCAACCCCATTGGGGATAATCCATCAGAACAGAACTACCAGAAGCTTAAAGAATTCTTCGACCAATTACCCCCGGACTTGTGGGTTAACAGTCACCAGGATGCTGAGGAGGTGGGGTATGCTGCGGTGGAGTTGATAAGGTATGGTGACCAACCCGAAGGGGAGCCACAAAGCCTTGTTCACATACCTAGCTACACCATCCGTATCCATAAGGATTTCAAGAAGTTCATGCAACTCCGAGGCACAGGCCGGGCATGGTTTAAACTCGTAGACACCGACGGGGAGATTAATAATAAAACAGGCAACCCCCTTGGTGAGTCGATACCCGAATTATTGGAACAAGAAGAGGGCACAAGAGCCAACGAAGTCATATACTACAAGACATACAGCACAATGACGGATTATTATGGTATGCCCGACATAACACCCGCTATTGGAGCGGTGTATGGTGATAAGAGTCGTAATGATTATAATATTAGTTTCTTCCAAAACTTCGGAATACCCGCCTATGTTGTCACTGTTAGCGGTGATTTTGAGGATGAACTAACCGACCCAGAAGACCCGGAGAGTAAAACATACCTAGAAACACAAATCGAGAACCATTTACACAATATTCAGAGTAACCCGCATAGTACACTGTTTTTATCAATACCCAGCCGTCCTGGTAGTGATGGTAAGGTTGAAGTTAATTTCGAGCCATTGAGCGTGGATGTCAAAGAAGCCAGTTTCCGTTTGTATCGTAGTGATAACCGGGATGAAATTATCACAGCTCATGGGATGGATCCCTACCGCATAGGTGTTACCGTAACTGGTAGTCTTGGTGGTAACACTGCCATTGAGAGTAAGAAAAATTATAAGACCAGTATAATTGAGCCACGGCAACGGTTATGGGAGGATTTGATTAATAAGCACATTGTCCGTAATGGTTTCGGCATCAATGATTGGGAGTTTAAGTTTAATGATATTGACGTTGAGGATGAGCAGAACGACCTCCAAATACTGACTGGATTATTCCAACTCGGTGCGGTTACACCTAATCAGGTTATACGACGTTTCGGTGACCGTTTCGGTTTGGAGGAGGGTGAGCATCCTAGCATGGACACTCATTACCTTCAGGGTAGGCCCCTAGAAACTGAGGATGGGGGGGATGTGCAGACCACCCTTGACACTGTTAAAGTATTGGAATCATTGAAACATGATTTATTGGAGATAGCAGATGAACAAAGCGAAAAGGATGGCAGTGAGGATAGAGGAATCATTAGCAGAGTTAAAAACCTCACCACAAATCAGTAGTGCTGTTAAAGCGGTTGACCCTGTTGATACCAATGCCCTACTCTTTAAGAAGGTAATGGACAAAATGAAGCAGGATGTCCTACGCTTCGAGAAACAATCAAAGTCCATGCCAGACTTCGCAGAACGAATCAAATTATATATTGAGGTTAACCCGGTTATGACCGAGGGTAATATTGGTAACACCATCCGGGCAGTGGATAGTGTTGGTAATGTGTTCATGAAAGAAGTGAAAGGCCTACCTGTGGGGGGTACTAAGGAACTCGTTAAAGAAGTGATACGTGACCGTTCATTAGAGAACATTACCAAGGTAGGTACTGATGCCCAGAGCCAGATGAGGAGCATCCTAGAGGAATCGATTAATAATGGTAAGGGTATGCGGTATGCACGGGATGAGATGACAAAACAGATAGACAGCCTATCACGTAACCGGGCCGAGGTAATAGGACGTACTGAAACAGTCCACGCCCGTAGCCAAGCTGAATTATTGAAGGCAGAGGATAAAGGTAAGGAATATTTCATTGTAGCCAGTGCAGGTGATTGTTGCGATGAATGTTATGAGGTTTACGATGGTAACGTGTTCCACGTGCCAGAAGATGAGGACATGCTCCCCCCTTTGCATCCTAACTGCCGTTGTAGTGCCAGTTTCTTCCGTAGTGAGGGCCTAGCAAGTGATGTGGCTAGTGACACTAGCAATCCACGTGATGAAGACGAATAAACGATTATTATTATTTTTAATTCAATATTTTTTTTTTGGAGGTTGATCATGACAGACCGTACCATATTCACAATCAAACAAGACAAAAAAAGATTAGTAACCGGCCCAGTAGCCATACCCAACTGCCCAGACTGTGATTTCAGTGCTGGGGAGAAACTATTAACACCAGACGAAATCGAGGCAATGGCACACGAATACAACACCAAAAGCCGTATGGCAGACCAGATGCACGTCTACGGACGTACCGGAGAAACCATTGGCGAAACAGTGGAAAACTGGACACTCAAAGAAGCAACCACACTCACCAACATCAACGGAGAAACAGTAACCCTGCCATCGGGCACGTGGATGGCAACAGTGAAAGTAACAGACGATAACACATGGCAGAACATAGAAAGTGGAGTGTACAGGGGTTTCAGTGCAATGTACGTATCCCGCAGTGATGCTGAAACAATATTAGCCAGTAAAAGGACATTGATAGCAGATTTGGATGACCCCGTACCACTCACCATCAGCATAGTAGACGCCCCCTGTGTGTATGATGCCATATTTACCAGTATCAAACAGGAAGGCGCAGCAGTTAAGGCAGGGCGTAGAATAAGCAACGCAACACTAGGAAAGATAACCAAAGCATTTGACAGTATTAAAGTCGGTTTTGATGAAGTCCAGCGACTGATGAATATTGCTGAAACTGAGAGGCAGATTATAACAAGTGATGAAAGTATTAAGGAGGACATTGACATGGATAAAGATGAAATGGAAAAGATGGTAGCAAAAACTATTAAAGAAGCACTTAAACCAGTGCATGATGATATTGAAGCCCTAAAAGCAGAAGCAAAACCAAAACCGGAAGGGGATGAAGACCCAGAACCTTCCGAAGCGGAGAGACAATTAGCCGAAGCACTGAAAAGGATAGATGACCTTGAAGAAAAACTAGGCAAACCAGTCCAGCAGAGCATTAAAGGCGAGGACAAACCAGCACCAACACCCCGTGTGGTTAAAGGTGCATTTGAAGACCGTGACGCCTTCGGACGTAAAATTTAAGACATATAATTAATGATTATGATGGAGGAATTATAGAATGACTGACAACCAGAATTTAGACTACTTAACCGATATGGCACTTAAAACCATTGTAGATGTATCACAACTCGGATCATCCGTGTTACAGCCTGAATACTTCAACCAGTACATACAGGAAGCAACACAGAACCGGACTATCCTATCTGAAGCACGACGTATCGTTATGAACACTCAAGTGTATAACATTGACCGTGTTGGATTCGGATCACGTATCTTACAGTATGTTGCAGAGAACACCGCAATATCAACCAGTGACGCCCCCACATTCAGCCAGAATGTGCTAACCGCTAAGGAATTCGTAGCACTCACCGGTATATCCGATAATGCACTTCGCAGAACACTTGAACAGAGTGGCTTTGAATCAACCCTAGTGTCCATGTTCGCAGAACAGGCCGGGATAGACTGGGAAGAACAAGCCGTATTTGGTGACACTGGAATATCCGCCTATGATACTGTTATGAAATCACAGGAAGGATGGATTGCCAAGGCTGACAGTGGACAATTATTATTTGATGGTGGGTCTGGCACTGACTTTGACTTATCCGAGGATGGGTACATGGCAATGTTTGATGCTATGATCAAAGCTTATCCAAAAGAATATTTCAACCAGCCATCCATGTTAAGGTTATACTGTGCATGGGAAGAGTACGATGGATTCAGAACCGAATTAGCCACACGTGAAACCGGCCTCGGTGACGCTGTCCTCGCAGGCAATGGTGAGTTAACTTACAAAGGAATACCAGTAAAATACGCTCCAGTCCTTAACAGTGCAGAGGGTGTTGAACACATGGGAAGACCTTGCATACTCGTACAGCCCGATAACCTCGTATATGGTGTGTTTGAGGATATTACCATTGAACGTGACAGGGTGCCTAAATCACGACGTACTGACTTTGTGTTAGGTATGGAGATTGACCAGGACTTTGTTAACGAGAAAGCCATCAGTATCGCCTTCCCAGAAGAAGTCGAATACCCATCATCCTAATAATAATATTTTGATGGTATTACCCTTTTTTTTAAGGAATTGGAGGAATAAGTATATGACAAGTTTACAACAGGAAGTTAAAAAGCTCCGAGAGTTCATGGAAACCAACCAAATAAGTGCATCAACCCTAGCAGTGGGTGAGGTGGCAGTAACCACACTATCAACCACAGCCAGTAAGGATTTAGCCATTGAAAGTGCCAGTGGTAAGGACATTACCGTAGAGATGGGTGACAACGCCGCCGCTAATAAGGTTTCATTCATTGATAGTGACGAATCAGAAGTGGCTAAAGTAGACAGTAACGGTACATTCGATGCAGTGGTAAGCATAGCACCTATGAAATACGCAACTGCTGATACCAATGGTGCACCTACCGACGCAGAATGTATCAGTGCTTTTGGTGCTGCTGCTACTATGGGAGCCGGTTTTGTGGGCATATTCAAAGACAGCCACGAGTCCGGTAAAGTATATGTATGTGCTTGTGATGGTAGCAATTACCATGTAGCTGAAATGACCGCAGCCACAACTTAAACACTAAAAAACCCCCCACTTTTACCTTTTTTTTAAATAGAATTAAATGACTTGAAGGATGTGATTATGGGAGGACCTATGCAGACACCACACAACTAGAAACCATGCTAAAACGATGGGAGAACGAAGCTGATGACGACCTATACCCGGAAGCAATAACCGAAGCAGATAACATTATAAACAGAGCGTTACGATTACGCATCCCAGACTACACACCCACAGACCCTTACGATGACCTATTAATACAAGCAGCTAACTTTATAGCTGGTTATTGTGCATTAGATATTATATTTCAGGATGAGAATAACAGATCCCCCACGGCAATACAATGGGAGAAAAATGGTTTAGAATTTTTGGATAGTTTTATTGAAGATTATGAGAACACCACCACCTATGTGGATACTAAGACAAGGATTAAGATTTTCAGCATTATTGGGCCTGAGAGTGAGGAATACGAAGAGGATGAATAACGATGGGCAGTATTTATATTAACGTATTCATCCTCTTCGTATT